AGAAGTTCTTTGTGAAACTCATCAGTTCGCTTTGAGGAGCGAACATTTTGAAAGGAGGTTTCAAGAAAGGTTTGCATTTTTTAAGTCCTTACACCACTGGAACGCTTTAGAGGTGAGCTATTTTAATTGATCGGAAGTTTGCCAAGTGATTTACCCTTTTTGTGGTCATCAATGAACTTCCTTGCTGATGCTTCGGTCCTACACACTTTGAGTTGCTCTCCGTTGTGAATAATCATCAGCTGCCTACCAAATGGAATGGCAGCATAGTTACCCTTACCGATGATAAATCCGTCCATCAGTTATCAAACACGATACGATTGGGGTCATCGGCATTGCTTCCCGTCTTGATTTGAGGGAAATACTGATCCTTATCGACAGGAAGTTGCCAATCATTCAAAACCATGTACTTAGCAACAGATTCCATAACTTGTCGCAATTCTTCCCACTTCTTTTTCTGGGCTTCACGAGCAGCGATGATTACTTCGTCAGAATCACTTTTATTCTCAAAGTGTTGTACAACCTTTTGTACTTTTTGAGTTTCGTGATACTGCTTCAACACAGAATAAATACGATCCTGGAAGTAGTGAAATGGGAAACAATAGTCTACTTCAAGATCATCCAAACACTTCTCTTCCAACCATTCTTTACATTCATTGTCTCTCCAAGAAATAGTTTTGGTAGGAACATCTTCCTCTTTGAGTACAATACGGACAACTTCATTCTTATCTTGAGTTGTCATATTTGGAGCAGATTCGTATACAAAATCACGAATTGCACTTTCTTCCTTAGGAAGATCACCTTTCTGAATCAGTGTGCAGCAACTAACAACAAGATCACCAACGGTATGAGATTCTTGAGGAAGTCCGTCGTTTTCAAGTTGCAACCACACTTCTCGATTATAGTTTGCTGTGCGACCATTAGTTTCTACAAATCGAACAACATCAAACCATGCGCCTTCAAAATGCCCATTCAGTTTGTCTGCCTTGTATCGAGTAATCCCGTTCTCTCCCTTATACTTGTAGGACTTACCACTTGTATCAGTAATGACACAAGAACTTACCGTAGGGAGAGGACGAGTCACATCAATTCCTAGAGCTCTAGATGTAGCCAGTCCTTTAATATTTGCCTTAGAAGATCCGTTTTTACGAGCAGGATTGTCCTCTGTTTCGCCCCAGTAGATGTCTTCATAATCAATAAACTGGCGACCCTCATGAATTACACCAGTGCCACCTTTGAAGATGTAAAGGAAATCATTTTCAGAGGCATTTTTGAGGTCCTCATATGCAATGCGACCTTCAAGAGTTTGATTCAAAATAGAGTTCATGATGTTTCCGCCTAACTTGCGGGATAAAGTGAACAAGGTTAGTCTAACAACTTTGGGTGGGGATGTCAAGCCCCATAACGTCATCGTCTAATCACACTAATAGCAGGTTCGCCATGCTCAAAGATCGTATCAACAACTGCTTGCACAGAGCGAGCAGTATTGATGCCAACCTTATCATACACAGGCACACAAACCAGACCAAACTTCTTGGATTCATCGCCCAGACGAATCACACGTCCAATAGTCTGACTGATACCAATGTAGTCCATGTTCCGCATAAACAGGACTGCTTCCAATCCAGACACATTGATGCCCTCAGATAGGATGCTATGGTGAATCACAACAAATCGCTTGCTGCTATCCTTGCCCCAGGCATTAAGAGTATCAAAGAACTTCTCGCGGTCAACTTTCCTGCCATCAATCACAGCGCCAGTCTTAGCAGTAATATACATCCAAGAGTATCCACGCTGCTCTAACTGAACGCAGAAATCAGATTGAGACACAAGACCCACAATCTGTTTGGTAGCACGAGCACAAATCAAAATCTTTCTGAGATTCTGGTCATCAATCGTCTCCATCAGATTGTCAGCATCACGCTCAAAGATTACCTGACGATCATGAACCATCGGCAACTGCTTGACCACAACTTTAGGTGGTAGGATATAACCTTGCTTTACCAGTTCAGGTGCAGGAACCTGACAGATTACCTGACCATAAACCTCAGGCAGGTTCATGCCTGGTTTAGAAATGGTGGCAGAATGTTTCGGTGTCGCAGTGAAAAAGTAGCAACGATTCGCATTAGCAGCAAAGTGCTCAGTCGCAGGGAAAAAGTGTCGCTGAACGCTGTTGTGTGCTTCGTCAAAGTAAATCGTATCTACATCAATCCCTGCCTCTTGAATACGATTCAGAGAGTTGTAGGTAGTGAAGATCAGCTGATGTTTGTATGCACGACGAGACCAGTTGTAAATCTCTGCGGGTTTGGTAGTGCTAAAGTGATGAGTTTCTCCACTATGGACATGCAATACAGCAGCAGTAGTGATATGCTCCAGAAACTCTGCAGAGAGTTGCTCAGCAAGCAAAATGCGAGGAGCAACAACTACAACAGTCTGGGGAGTTTGTGATTGAAACTGACGCAGAGTATCTACAATCATCTTCAGTGTTTTGCCACCACCAGTAGGGACAATCACCTGACCTTTGGTGTGCTTCTGCATAGCAGCAACAGCACGTTGTTGATGAGGACGAAGCGTGATCACTTGTTCAGGAGGTTGTTAAGGTCAATTATAGCATAGGTCATCGCAGAACGCGAATACCCTGCCGCATAAGGATAAGTTTTGACTGGATCCTCGCCTTGAGTGTTATCAACTTCGTGACAGACCTGCACTGCGCTCTCTAGGTCACGAATTACCCTTTTTAGCGTGTCAAGTCTTACATTCACAGTTTCCATGATGTTGTAGGCGATTTTAGAGGGGTCTGGTGCTTCTTACACCATAGGAACGCTTTGGAGGTGAGCTATTTTAATGTGCCGGAAGGATGAGGTGCATGTGCTCTCTGAACTGCGGCAATTAGTTTAGTTCTTTCTTTTCCTTTTGGTAAAGATCCATGAACTTCTTTATACCCCGCAAGTGCTTTTTGTTTCTCTGCATTATACTTTGCTCTTAACTTAGCATTTCTTTCTTTATCTCTTTCTGCTCTTGTTTTACCTGTTGGTGCTGGTTTTGGTTTCTTTTCTGCTGCTGGTTTTGCGCCAGGTTTTGCTTGAGAGAGTGCTTGAGATGGAGTTTTTGGTTGTTCTTTTCCACTCTCTCTTGCTTTACGCTCAAGAAATGCTTTACGCTGTCTTTCTTTAGCAGTCATTGCTGCACTTCCTTGAGTCCCTGCTGTTCCTGGTTTAAGTTCAGTTGATCTTGCAGGTCTCCCAGGTGCAGCAGCAGAAGATCCTTTCGTCTGTCCCGCATCTTTGCGTATTTTATATGAAACAAGTTCCATTTTACCATCACCAACTGCTTTCATGCGGCGTATTTCAGGAGCGGTTTTTTTGCGATTTTGTCCTATGCGACCACCTTCTCCAGTTTTAATAATTTGTGCTCCAGACATGAAGGAAGCATCATAAGCCTCTTCAGCAATCAACATAAACTCCTGAAACGTCTTCATTGTAATATCTAAAACTCTTTTTAGTATTTAGAACTCCTCTTCCCTTGCTTTGTAGAATCCCTTGAATACTCGCCCATCAGCATAGAATTGCTTGACACGTTCGCGGCGAGTCGCAATCAACAGATCGTATTCTTCTTGTTGTTGCTTTGTGAAATTAAAATCTTGTCGTCTCCAAGCATCTTTGAGCTCGTTAATGTGACGGAGAACATTCGGAATAGATTCAGTCATGTAACCAAAATAAAGGATAAAAGGTCTGTGTGGTTGAATGAGTGGACAGTTTAGAGATCGTCACAAGCGAATTCAAGATAATTGTATCCAATTAGTTTGCGTCCTTCGTGAGTTTCAGTGTCAACTTTAACACCATCACTCTCAAGTTTTTCAAGACGACGATTTGTTGCAGTATTTAGTTTTGTGGTCCAATAATACTTAGTAGTCATTAGAAATCAATGTTAGAGTTAAGGAGTTTGTTGAAAGATTTGTCATCATCTTCTTCTGCCTCAAAGATGCCCTCATTCATTTCTTCAACGAAGTCAAAGGAGGAGAAATCTTCGATTTGAATGTCATCAAAGGAGTCCATGTGGTTTTGTTGCTTACACTATGGGAACGCTTTAAAGGTGAGCTATTTTAATTGAGTCAAAGATTTTTCTTCAAATCTACAACCATTGTGACTTGAAGTATTTTTGCATTTGGGTGCTTTTGTTTTGCAATTTCTTTTGCATCTGATGGATTTAGTGCATCACAACTTACCCGAAATTGACCATCAAAACCTTGACAATGAACTTGATATTTCATTTTACATTTACACACTCAACTTTTTGAACATAATCTCTTGGAATAATGTGGGCACGAATTGCATTAAAGACAATGAATCCATTAGTAATGAAAATGGACAAAAACATTAAAATACGAATAAGAGCAATCTTATCCGCTTCTTTATTATTTTTACCAGATTTTTCTCCAAGAGACTTAGCAAGCAATCTCCACACAGTTTTCTTTTTCTTCATGTTTTGACTTTCTAGATCTTATGTATTTCAAATCACACCATTGATCGTGATAGCAAACTACAAGAACTCTTTCATTTTTATGAATGGAACAATCTAGATAATTTTGCTCATCTTTTGGCCAAATTGCTGCTTCAATAGTAACATAATCTTCACATTTGAAATAGATCCACCCCTCAACTCCCTTTGACCAAATTACATAATCATTGACTTGGGGTTCGTAGGTCATACAAATGCTGATTCTAACGGGGTTTGTTTGATTTGCATTGCAGTGTAATTTCTAGTTTCCTTGATATTTACACAAGTGCCGATTGTCTTACTATTGATGGGGGCAAAGTATTCTCTGGTCTTGAATTTATAGAATCCCCAGATTGTTTTTGTTACATCACCGTTATTGTAATCGAACTTACGATCACAATGCAACCATATAGCAATAACTCCCCTCCTGAACTCTTCAAACTCATAATGATATCCTTTTGGTGCTTTGTGTGGAAACTCAACAATCATAGAACTTGTCTCACGACATATACTCAATTTGTTTTTGTAGTTGGGAGATTTCTTGTTCTTGTTCTGCAATTTTATTTTGCAGTTGAGAAATGCGTTTTTGATACTGTGTTTTCAAATCAAACACCATTTTATTGGTGTGAGAAACGTGGTGAGTCATCAGGTGGTAAAAGATTCAACTACTTCAGATTCTACATCTTCTGCAAGAGCATACGTTCTTGCGCTTAATACATTTTCACGAAGAGTAGTGTAATGCGGTTCATAGAAGTTGCCATCATCTTCCGCAGTGATTAGATCAAAACACTCATGATCACTTTCTGCAATCACATTCCAAACCCCACCATATTCACTTGCAGGGAAGGGAACATAGTGCTGAACGATGTAGAGAAACTTTTGTGTCATTTTACTTTGTAAATTACGTCTTAATTGTAGTTGTTTGAGTAATAGTTATCAATAAAACTCCGCAAGATAGTAATCCACGGGAATTTCTAGGCGTGCTGCTTCAGCTTCGACTTCTTTCCAAAACTTTTTTGCCTCTTTATGCATCTCTGCTTTTTTGATCAGTTCTCGAATTTTTTTGGAAGTCATTTTTGTCCTCGTCTAAGTAATCAAAGTGTTTGGAAAATAAAACAATAAAACACCATCCAAATGCGATAGAAATGATAAAAAACTCTATCACTCTACTTTACAATCGGGATGCCAAACCTTAAGAGAAGCACAATACTCCTCTTTAGGATTGTAATCAATTCTAGCACTTGGTGGATACTTAAGTCTATTTACTGCTTGTTGGCGATAGTATGCATCATAAAGGCGTTGATCGCGTTGAATAAGAAATACATTCCATCCAATAATCGCAAGAAAACCGAGAGCAAAAGCAGTGATGTATTTCTTACTCATGCTGCTAGTGCTCCACTCGGAATCTCTTGTGCTTCAAGATAAGAATCGCGCCAGTCACAGGTGTCATAGCACAACCATTCTCCTTGTTGAGTATAGACATATCCAAACTCTTCTGCACCTTGAGTGAGATAGTCACCAAGATTTTTATCAAGACGAGGTGGTAAATCTTCACCACGAGAAGAATAGTAGAGCGGACCAGTAGTAGGCAGAGTTTCATTCTTCCAACCTGCATTAGTCCAGCAAGAACTCATATCACCACCATCAATTAATTCGGTGGCAAGTTCTTTGCTGTTGTAATGAGTCTTCAGGATACGACCCAACCATTCGGGATAACCATCCCAGTGGTGATAGGCAGAGAGGATACTGCCATCAGAGAGTTCAAGACCGATGCGTGAGCGGGTTGCCATTTGAGAGTTGTGCTTACACTGTAGGAACGCTTTAGAGGTGAGCTATTTTAATCGCAACCTGCCTGAGCTAGACCCATACCAAGAATCGCACCCAGAGGAATAGACCAACCATATGCATCTCGTTTAGAGATTGCAGCAGCAGTTCCTCCACCTAGCAATCCACCAAGAGTTGTTCTTGCTGCGGTGCATCTCCTTGGTTGAACTTGTTGTTGATGATATTGCGGTTGTGGTTGATAGGATTGATAACCACAGGGGACTCTACGGCGATCACTCTTTACATAACCACCAACATATTGTCCGTGATTATTGTAATATCCAGGCACATACTCTTCCGTATTTTCGTAGCAATACGATTCAGTATAAACCCGTTGTTGAGCAAGTGATGCTGTGGGTAGCAACAAAACTGTAGAAAGTAGAATTGCTTTGAGTTTCATAGGTCTTTTACTTATACAATCAGTATATATGAAAAAAGGGCACTTGTCCAGTGCCCTTGTGACAGTTTCTCAACCGCCTCTTTCTTTTAGACTTCTTACAAAATACTCAGTGAACTCTTCCATTTTCTCTGGAATAAGTGCCTGAGGTCTTTCAGACATAACCTTTCTAAGTGCATTCATCTCTTGCCATTCATCATCTGTTAGTTTTTCTTGTTTTCCAGAGGAAAGTGTCATAATTTACTCCCGAATACTTCTTATGTTAGCATATCCCTATAAATTATCTAGACATTTAATATTTTCTTTGGGATTGCTCTACATTCCTTAATCTTCATCAAAGAAAGAACCAAAAGATCCACGACTTCCTGGTTTACGACTATCAAGCATATCCATAATTTCCTCAAACTTCTTACAGTGCTCCATATCCATGAGGATCTTTGAGAGTTGTTGAACTACCATAGGTTTCTCATTTGTAGCAGCACTTTTAATAGCAGCACGAATATGTGATTCTGCTTCTAAAAGATTTTCAAGTGTTTGTTTTGAGAGTGCCATAGTTAAAAAGTAAGAGTTGATCGTTTTTGTTGGAATTCCTCTACGATTTCAAGAATTCTTCTGGATGTCTTCTTTGCTGATTTCTCATCCCAACTTTCGTGAGAAACATTTAGAAGATACATCTCGTTTGAGATGGCATCAATAAGTCTGTCATAGTTCGTCATTCATCAGCACTCATCGGATTTAAGTGGTTGATTGACCTTACGAAGAAGGTAAGATCCATCACCTTGATCTACCCATTCCACTGTATCACCTTCTTTCAGTTTTGCCACTTTTAGCAAATCATCGGGGAAAATTACATAATATTCACCACTTGGATGAATCTCAACAGGAAGTTGCCATTTCAAAACTTTATCTTTCTTTAAGGCAAACAAATCACCATCTTCACTTACATAAGAAGATTGATGCCAAAAATTATTCCAAGATTTCTTACATTCTGGCGATGAATCGTCTTTATCACAAGTTAGTGGCGCTTTATACTTGGAAAGTTCCTCTTCGGTCATAGAGCCTTCATAATACTCTCTTTCTTGTATTACTTCATCAAAACTCACAGGACGATGCCCACCCAACAGTTCCAACAATCCAAAACATTGCTGTGATTTTTCTTTGTGATAATCATATTCATCCTGTACGACTTTACGGATCACAGAATAGATTTCATGTGGTGATGCTTCACCACATGAAAGAGCATCATGCAACCAGTTTTCAAGATTTTCAAGTGAATACTTTTTATAATTAAAGTCAGTCATTTCTTGATTTGGGTTTAGAGCAATCGTGGCAATAGTAGGAGAATCCTGTAAGAAAGTATTCTACCACTTGGTAGTGATCCTTGTCAAGTGGTTTTTTTATTTTACATTTACTACAAATCCTTGTCTTTTTTGATAGACTTTCTAACTCGTTTGAGTTCTTTGAGTTCCATTTTAATATTTTTGTAAGCTGTTTCAGCATTAATTCTCCCCCCCATTTCCATTGCACAAATAATATCTACTCTGGTCCCAAAGTGTGCGAGTGCTTTTTCAAAGTCGTCTAATTCATACATCTTTCTTAATCTGATTTTCAGTAGTAAGAATATCTATACGTGCATCAACTGCATCAATTGAATTCATTAACTCATACAAACAATTAGAAGTTTCAATGTTCTCTTTCTCCAAATATTTAATGTCCAAAAGGAGACAATTATATTTTTCTTCAAGTTCTACTAATTTTGTGTAGATATCATTTGCCTCACCAATTGGTTTTTGACTTGGCGAAAAAAACCAGGAAAAAATTTTGGTGATCATTTTTTCAGATCTGGATGGGGTGTATAAAGAGGTCCCTCATAATTACCAGCAAACTTTGTTGCTTTTACTTCCTTTACAGTATTATGAAGTTGTTTGAGTGCCTCAGTAGTTTCAGGTGTCTCTTCCCAAACCCAAGAGTTTCCATTCTTGTCCACAAAGTTACGTTCAGTCATTGTTCCCATGCATAAGATTTCAGAAGTTCGTTGTCCTTTTCCAACTGCTCTATTCTATCACAAAGTTCTGTGATAATGTGAATGAGAGAGCGATAGTCAATACTCTCAACATCTTCACTATACTCTGGGTCGTTGTAGATAGAATACAGAAGTTCTTTGGTAAAATTGCGTTCAGTCATTAGTCCTGTCCGTAGTTTTTGTAAATGGGTGTCACAGAGATGATCGTGTATTGTCCTCGTGCGTCAAGGAAGTTTGCTGATGCGAGTGCCATTCTTAGTGCATCATGCTTTTGGGTGCGATACTCTTGTTGATCTGTGGCAAAGTTACATTTATATGCAACTTGATAATGAGATACAGATGCTGGATTGAATGATTTAAGTTCTTCATTGGTCATCCCAGTTTCCTCCAACAACTTCATCATACATCTTTATTTCTACATTGTCAAACTCACCTTCTTGTTTTGCTTTCAAATACCAACGAGTAGCAGTTACACACTGGTGTTCATTTAGTGAAGTAATGATACCACTGCCGTCAGGATAGTGTGATTGCCAGATTTGCCAACTCTTATGCTCCACATAGAAAGCATCGTCGTCATAAAACTTCTTTTCCATGATTATGTAATACAATTTGTCGTTCAATCTCAAACTTGATCGGTAAGAGGTGTGAGGTAAAGAATGCCTCATAGTTATTATCTCTTACAAGATTTGAAATGTTTTCTATTTGTTGCAGTGCAAGAACAAGGTTAATCTTTGAGGTCATTTTCTTTCACCAAATTTTCAATACGTTCCATAATGACTTTGATAAAGTCTGCTTCGGTCCAGGTGTTGAGAATACTTTCCGTAGGAGAAGTTTCATCCCAGGTGATGGTAAATGAGTTGTCTTCATTTTCAGTTACTTGTATCATTTTTTAGACTTTGTATTGCGAGTAGTGTTTCTAGTGGAATCCACGCTGGGTTTTCGTCCTTTACTTGTAGCAGAACTTCTTTTACTGTTTGGTTTAGACTTTTGCTCCACACTTCTCTTACATTTTTTACTAGTGTCAACAGGTTTTCCATCACGATAATGAATGTCTAAAGTTGTTTGGTCTAGTCTAGAACGAACCAGGTATTTTTGCAAGTCATATTCATCTCTGAACCAACAAATGCGGGTTTCTGTTTTTAGATCCAAACGAACACCGAATGATTCATATGGAAACAGTTCTGTACTAATCATCGTCCAGTAATGTCCTCATAATCCATAAGTTTACCTCTAACAAAGTGTAACCTCAATCTAGGCCAATCTTCCCAGTTCCCATCCCAAATTCCAGGATAAACCTCAACATAATCAGTTGCATTACAAGGTTCTACCCTACCTTTTTTTCCGGTTGGCACCCATTCATAGTTCAAAAATAAACGTACAGGGTCATAACGCTCATCATCCTCTCCAATATCTTCAAATGTATGAGTTTCTCTATAAGTCAATTCATATAAAGAACCATCAGGTGCAATCCAATATCTTGCCATAGTACAAGCAAGTCCCTTGGTTTGCAACTCTACATTTGTAAAGTTCTCACCAAGATCGTATGAAGATTTTACATAATCAAACATTCCCATTAGTCCAACTCCACATCTTCTACAATTTTTTTTGCTCTTTCAATAACTTCATCTATGGAATATACTTTTTCTTTACCAGTATTAATGTCATCAACCATTTGTAAGAGTTCTTCTAGAAAATGTTTGGGATAAATCTCATCTTCAAGGCTATCCCAAAAGTAAAGAATACACTGCTCCAATGGGTCATCATCTTTGAGAAGTGCATAATCCTGATAGTTATTTCCCATCAAATCCTGCCAGTTCTTTAAAGCATACCAGCAATTATACCACCCTTGAATGATACAAGAGTGCCAGTAGTATTCAAACCAAGATAATTTGGTTTTATCAGTATTAGTTCCTAAAAGAGGTCTGGAGAATGTCATCGTAGATAATGCGGTCTTTCTGTATCAAACTGATAGAACTTTACGTCTTTCTGTATCAAACTGATAAAACTTTACATCCTTCATATCAAGACACATACGCACAGTTTCGTGCTCTCTGTGTTCTCTGTCTGTTCCTTTATATATCCATCTGCGTTGATAAGCACAACACCAGATATTGTAGAAAATTTTAGATTTCTCAGTCATGCCATGGTGCCTTTCTCTGCAATACCCTAGCAATCTTTTCATTAAACTGTGGTGGTTCGTTGAGTTTCTCTACAAGAGCATCATATTCTTCTTTTGAGACTATAATCTTTTCTGGTGGATAAGAACCTTCACCCCAAAACTTCTCAAACTCCCGCTTATAATTCATATCTAAATACCCTGCGTTGATAGAGTTCCAGAACTCTCCCCACATGTGGTAATCGTCAAAGCGAAATCCTTCGTGGGACATCAAACGATACCACCACCAAAATGGTGTGTGTTTAATCGGAGAAGATCCGATTATCCACTTGTTTAAGAACACGGGAAAGTCCATTACTCTTTCACCTTACAAGACGAAGTGCATACCAAATCACCAGAAGATCCAGGCACGGTTGAGTTGTGTTGCGGAGTTCTTTCTGGTGTTAGATTATAAGATATAATCGCGGTAAAGAAAAATGCAAGTGCAGGAATCGCAACATATTGTAGATAAGTTTTACTATTCATGATGTTTCATCGCTCCACCAATAACTCAATTTATCACCATCCGCAGAAATATTCAAGTGATAGATTTTGTTGTTTTGAGTATAGACACCAACCCACAGGCTGCGTTCATTCATACTTTCCAGATGAAACATCTTCACATCTTCCAGCACAATCTCATCGGGATTTTCAGTAAATCTGCTCATCTTTTTTAAGAATCTTGAAAATGATTGGATTTACTTCTTTTTTTGGTTTATTGAGTTCTGTAAATCCAGGACCCCTAACATCCAAATGCTTACAATATACACTTGTAAAAATCTTAGATGTTGCCCAAGGAACACCTTTACCACTGCTCATAGAGTGATTAGTATGATTCTTTCTTCTTTGTGGATGTTTCATTTCAATACCTCATTAACATCAACAGAATCATAATCATCAATACCAAGTTTGAACCTCACAAAGTCAATAAGATCCGTTTGCTCCCGTTCATAAACATAATACCCACCATTATTATCTGATTCGGTGTAGTTTGTGAGGTAGTCATCAAACACTACCATAATCGCAAGAGCACGGGATTGGTCGTGTTCTGTGATAGTCTTGTGAGGATGCGAAACAATCTTTGTAATACAGTTAAAAAGTTCTTCTCTTGTATAAGAAAATGCTTTTGCTTCTGGGTCAAGTTTGTAAGTCATCAAGCAACTCCATATGCTTCAAGAATAGCACGGGCAAGAGCAATCGCCAAATCTTTCTGTGCGATGCTCATATCTTCACGAGCACCACCACTACAAGAAGTAACGAAAATACCAGCATTATCCACTGTAAGTTCTACTCGTTCAGTTTCATTCTCATTAGCAGGATTGGTCCAAGTGAATACATCAATCTTACTGCGAAGCACATCAGTCCCAGGAAGCAAAGTGTAGAAGTTAGACATCAGGTTTCTGTGTGTATGAAAGTATTATAGAGCATCCAGGTCAGTTCTGGTGTGTCCTTATGCCTCTTTCATAACTGTCTCGTGCCTGCGGTTGCTCTCGTTTCCTTGTGCTTCAATCTGACTCGCAAGTAGTTCTAAATCCTCCACATAAATCTTATCAGTCATATTATACTTACGGGCAAAAGCATAAAGCACAGCACGAATTGTGGTTGCCTGTAAATGTTCCATACTGGTAAGAGAACCCCAGGAAGCAGCAGCACACTCGTCGTTGTAATATTCGTTATATAGATCTATGAGTTTCATGATACAAACTTCATCATATAATATTCAAAAGTTACACCCAACCTGCAAAGCTAAAGATATAAGAAAGACCCCACTCTAATGTGTGAGGTGGTAATTCATCAATGTGCTCAAATGCAAGGCGTCGGGCTTGTAAAATACGTTCCTTACCAATCGCAAGTAGATTGGCTTTGGAACCTTTAAGAAATTCATTAAAATCTTCTTGATTGTTTTGCTTTTGACCAGAAATATATAAGCGTCGCATTTCAGTCATCAACTCTTTTGTTTCGGGTGAAAATGTGACAACCTTATCTCCCACAGGTATTTCTTGTCGCTTCATACAACCCATCGAAAACTTCATTGCCTCTCTGACTTCATCAACAGTCAGTGTATCATCTTCTCCACTACGATAGGAGTGTTGGATGACACCATTTGTGCATTCAATCACACGCAATAATGCGAGTTTATCTTGTTCTACATCAGGTAATGCTTGAAATCTTGCTTCCCAATCAATTAGTTTTGTCATTTGTCAAAAATACCTCCTTGTTCCCACACCATTTGATGTGCTAATTTATCTCTCAACTGATTGACGATTTTATCGTTATACTGTTGAAAGTTTCCACGCTTTTCTACTTTTTTGTAATAATGTAAAGCATTAATAATTATGCTATACTCTTCCATCGTTACATCTAGTTTCATCGTGGCAGGGGCATCGTAAGAGATTTAGCAGTTGTTTCTTGATACCTCATAAATGTTTTCAATACTGATTTAAGTGTCATTTGTAATTCTTCTACACTCTCACACTGATCGACACTTCTTGCCATTTTTTCATACTCAAACATCTTTGCGGGACTATCGAGTTTGATATCATCTGGATTTTCTATCATTTTTTTATAAGACTCTATTTTGAGTTGAGTAATGAGTAAATCAACTTTATCTTCAATACGAGTAAGTAATTCCTCAATATTATCTATATAATTCTCATCAACTGTTTTTTTCTTTACTGAATAGGAGTCAATCGTTACCATAATTCCTTGTAGTGAATTGAGTAGTGGTTCGTTAGTCATTCTGCTGCTCTCCACTCTTTACGCATTTCCTGATAGACAGGATCATATGCTGCCTTATCTCTTACTTCTTTGAAGATTGTTGCCGATCTTGCTTTGACACAATGTAGTGCGACTGGCGACTGGGGTCTAACGGAACCATCACGAGCATACTTTTTTCCATCAGGATGATTTGCATACCTGCGGGCGCGTGTAAAACCCATTTCAAGAAATTTCCGTGACATGTCCATACCAATGAAGTCTCCAACGGATTTATAATCACAGAACATTCTGTATATTTTATCAGCAGATTTGCGAGCCACAGATTCATTTACAAATCTCCAATGCTTACAAATATCGTCTGTATAAGGGCGAACCAATAGAACTCCTTGCTCACCCCTTCCAATGCGATAAAGGTGGCGATTCTCCGTAAGTGTGAAGTCCAGAAGTTTATAGTCCAGGGCATAATCAAACTCTTTCATCAGAAACCTTTTTTCTTCTTATTCTTCGGTTCTTTGTGATCTAGAACCTCAACATGACTAAGAAAATTACCACCACGCTCAAACCACCTACGCTGCACATCTTCGTAATTATCAAAAATAACAGATTCGCCAGTGCTCATTACTAATTTATAATCGTGACGAAGGTATGGTTCGTTGGATGTTTGACGGAAGTAACGTGGGTCAGAAGGGTCAATAAGTTGAGTCATTCGAGTGTAATCGCAGTGCGTGGTGTTAAAGGTGTGCGGCGGATAGATGATGCTTTGAATATTTTAGCAAAGGAAGAGTCCCATACAAGTTCTTCATCTGCCTCTGTTAGCGGACCCCAACGGGAGGTGGCAAGTGCTGATTTGAGTGGTGTTTTGATAAGATCAATCATTTGCAAGACGTTCCATTTCTTCTTCTAGACGACGAAGCAAACCTTCTTTGGTATAAGCACCAGTTTCTTGCTTACGACGCTCCATTTCTTTCTCAATCTTTTGAGTGATAGAGGCATGACGGCGGATCTCTCCACCCATCGACATTTGGTTTTTTGTTTGCTTCATACAAAACTCAAGTTGAAGCAGTTCCATGTCATCAAAATACATAGTGTTATTCATTGGTAATCATTTGCGTTGTTCTGCGGTTTCTTTACCGATATACTCGGATAGTTCCATAATCTCACTCTGGACGGATTTACCCTCACCAGTTCTAGTAATTGTATCATAAAGATTCGTCATTGCCATAGAAATCAAAATCAGTTGTCTATCAGTTAGATTAAGTTCAGTCATTGTAGTGCCTCAATTTCATCAGCTATTTGTAGCATTTCCTGTTTCCAGGCAGTGAATGTGTCATTTGGACTGTATGGGAGAACTTGATTGACTACCTCACGCAAGGCAGCAGCAACACCAGCACGATGCCAGTATAATCTCTCTTGTTGATGAGAGTCCCAGAATGCTAGAATTACTTTTTCTGCTTTAGTCATAGCACCTCCCATTCAGTTTCCCAGTGACAATCTTCACTTACATTGACCCAGAAGAAGTATTTCTGGTTCTCACTAGCGAGAAACAGCATACCATCTCCTTTGTCTTGCTCAACAACACAGATAGGATTACCATCCATGGAGTTAGCAAGACGGTTCTTTGCCTTGCTAGATTTAGGTTTTACAGTCACTCTTCGCATTGGTCGTTCCATCTCCAAGTGCGGGAAAAAACATCAACATCAAATCCAAACTTATATGCCCAGAATAAGACACCAAGAAGACCATTAGATCCAGATGTGACTTGAATATAGGGCCAAGATGGATAATCATTCCAACTTACAGATGCTTGAAGTAAACTCCAATTCTTTACATTGAGAATCTGAACATACCAATCGTGCCCAAAATCTTCACGGTGTTTGAAGTTAATTAGGTTCATTGTCCTTCCTCAAGATTAGTTCGTTGCTCTTCAGTAAGTTCATCATCGGCAAGATGAGTTCCCATTGGACCTTTTTTGATACGCTCCCACTCTTCTTCTGCCTGCTGCATATCCTCAAACTTCTTCCTCAGGTCTTCACGCAAAGTCAGTTCAAACTCATCAGCGACCTTACGCATATTCTCTACACTTCGGTCTTCACCAAATGCGACACCACCAGCACCTTTCATAATGTTAATCTCATCGTGTCCCATTACACGGGCAACAGTTGCGAAGAAACGAAACAGTTGATAGGTGTTAAGGTCTTCGGCAGGAACCTCAAAAGTGTAATGCTCTTCTGGGAGCATCATATCACCAAAACCACTAAAATTATCGAAACTGTAGGAAGTGGAAGTCCACTCAGTATCAAACTTAACCTTGAGAGTTGCTTTGTAAGTCATTGATCTGGATTTATATACACATACTATAAGACCCTTGACTGTGAAAGTCAAGGGTCGGTGGACGGTTAAACAAGTGGACTATGTTGCGAGGATCTGTCTACATATTCTTTTACAGATGTGTTGATCGTCTTGGCACTCAATCAGGCAGTTATAGTAATCGTTCACCAAATCAACTTGATTGTTTGCAGTGTCTAAACTTTGATTTAAATCATTTACGCTTTGATTCCAACCCGCAAGTTGATTAAATGAGATTAAGTTATGCATAATGACCTCCATGCAAAAGAGAAACCATGATAAAGAAGTTTTCGTTCATCTAAATCACCTCTTAATTCTATCACTATTTAGATATTTTGTGTTGATTTGCTGATATTACGCAATAAAAATTTATGCCTACTGTGCTTTATGAAGCATTATCTCTAGTTCATTTACACGCACAAACTCTCTGTGTGCTGACTCTGAACGAGCAGATAGGACATCAAGAATATCTGCCATCACGACAGCATTATCCACATAGTCATCCAAATACTTGTCTAATGCTTCTTTTAAGTATCTGTAGCGATGCCACTCAGGTGAATAGGGTTTGTAATCCATGATAAGGGAAGTATATGTAGGAATTATAGAGTATCTAGTTTTGATTGTCAAGTTCTTCTAGGTAGTCCGTCCACCACTGAGGATCTTTTTCATATTTCCAGTTGGGAACTTCCTTACCGTTCTCAAAATACCATTGCCAGATGGCTTCATCAATTATTTCAGCAATCTCAATCCTCTTCATTCTCTCTGTCAGTGTCTTCATATGGGTTCTCCACATAGGGTCCGTGTGGTCGTTTTGCATCTTCTCTGACATAATTGACTTCTGTTACACTAGAGGACAACCATAGAGATAATTTCATCACTAACCATATCACAGCAATCGGTAAAAAACAAGCGATTAATACAAAAGGTTTCATTCTTCTTCTACATTCAGGCACTTCTCAAACTTATCTCTCA